GGCTGTTCCAGTTGAAAAAGTTTGAGCCATTACTACTTGCCCAATATTTTTTACGTTAGTACCTAAGTCAGTACCAGTTGTGTTTGATATAGGTCCCGCTTTAATCGGTCCCGAAAAAGTTGTTGTTCCCATTGTCTTACTCCTTGTTTTTCTGTCTGCTTACGCAGTCAATAGGTTGTTTAGTATAGAAAGGGGGCAAATTTAATTACCCCCTCCCTTGTGCCGTTAGGCTGGATTAGATCCGTATACACCTCTCCAGTCAGACCAGCCGTAGCTGTATCTTTCACGAGATTTGTATCTAACGTTACCAGTCTCAAAATCACCTTCCATTGAAGTTGCGATTGGAGTTCTGCTGAAGTGCTTCATACCGTTAGGAACGTCAGTTCTTAACCACCAATATTTACTGTTAGTAAATCTATGGTTAACATGATATCCACCTGGAACCATACCCTTAGATACGATTGCGTTGACATCATTGTCTGCAGTTCCAACTCTGTATGGAGACGCCATTAGTCTCTCAGCCACAAATACCAATTGTCTTGGAATGTGAAGAGTTCTAGCTTGTGCTGCAATCGGGATAGACTTGTCGTCTACAAAACCAGCAACATCAATTAAACCTTGCTCTAGAGAAGTCTCTGAAAGCTCAGCTTGAGTTGTAGGAGTGTTAGCTCCTTTTCTGTTACCAGCAGTTTGTGATCCGTCTTGTAGTGGGTGTAAAGCGTTAATTAATGAAACGCCGTCGCCACCTGCGTATACACCACCTGTGAATGAGTTGTTGTATACAGCCGCACCTTTAGTTTGTTTAGCAGCAGCCATTGATCTGGCTAGTGCTTTTGTTAGTCTGGTAGACAGCTTGTCGTATAAGTTGTCTTCCATAGCTTCTTCAGTAATTGCGAAAGCCATTGCAACAGTTTCGTTTGTGTAGCGTGCTACCCAACCTTCACCTGTATTAGCGTAGTTTACGCCTTGACCTTCAAATTTTACTGATGCTTCGCCGAACCCTGGGAAGAGTACTTCTTCCTCAAAGGCTCTATTTGATTTTTCGTTCTCAAACAAAATCGCTGCTTCGTCTTCATAACGTTTATATTCCGTTCCAAAGATTGCATGCAAGCCCGGTACTAATTGCTTGAGTAACTGACCTCTAGTTATAGCCATTGTATATTACCTTTCAATTAAGCAGTCGGGAAGTTGCCATCATAGCGACCCCACGAATGAGTGTTAATTTTAACAAGTACGCTCATTGGAGTTCCAACTGCAGTGTACGACAAGTCATCTTCCGCAGATCCTAAAATCTGAAAAGGATAAGCTTGTTGTGTTGCATTTTGAGTGTTACTTGCTGTAGATGAATCTAAAGAAGATCCAGCTTTGCTTGTTACTGTTGAACCAGTGCCTGTTAAGTTCTGTGCTACAGCTCCAACGTCTGCTAAAGTCAATGCTGACCCAGCTTGATCTGCTTCCATTTTGAAGATCGTTGATGGATCGTCATAAACGTAAGCTTTGAAATTGGATTTTGCTACAGTGCTCACAGGAATTGTTCGAACAAATCTTACATCGCCTGTACTGTTGTCCTGATATTCTGCTCCCCAGAAAACACCGACAAGAGCGCCTAAGTCTCCACTGCCAATATCTGCTACTAATAGACCAGAAGCTAAAGAACAAGTATCACCTTCAAAATAAGCTGAAGGTGCAGTCGCAGCAACTTGGTACCCGTTTCCGTCAACCCAGTTGTTTAGACGGATTGTTCCGCCATTGGATTGTCTAACGGGTGATAAACCATAAGCCATAATTTCTCCTTATTGCTTATACACTAAATCCCAATTAGTAACTAACGCGGTGTTAGTCTTGGAACTTAGCTTTGTTCGCCGCTCCTCCTGATATGGAGGTTGAGGATGTATCCTCTACTGGCATACTTGAGTGCGCTTGCGATTTTAAATCTTGCCCATATGCTTGAGCCGCTTTTGCTGTTTGTTGTTCGTAGTACTGTCGTTTTTCTTTCATGTAATTTGCATCTTGTTTCATCAAGATTAGATCACCTGAACGTACAGCACCTGCGTGCTTACCAGTTGTCATTACGTCAGATATATAATTTTCACCTAATTCCTCAGGTGTCACGATTTCATATCCTTCGCGCAGACGTTCATGAACATTCGCATCATCTGGGTTATTTA